GTATCTATCCCGCAACGCTCAAATGCTTCTGTTATAATTTCTTCAACATTTGGCCTGAATGCTACTGTTCCTGAAGTTGCCATTCTAACTTCCTAATACTGTTTAATTGCCCTAATAACAATCTGGTAAGCATCGCCAGCAGCACCAGCGCCTGTTGTCGTAAAATCGACATCACCAGTTCCACTTGCTCCATAAGAAGAAGTTGTTGGCAAGCCGCCAAATACAGAAAAATCTTGATAGCCAGATTGATTTTCATCAAGGTGTAAAATTATTATATCTGTGTTAGCATCAGCAAGAATTTCTGTTGTCATGCCTTTAATGACCCACCAGCACTCAGCAATTCTAACTCCACTACAAGTGTCACCATTCGCACTTTTTTCTAAAGCAGAAACATCAATTTTATTTACTGCACTTTCGTTCCCACCATCAACATATTGATACTGGAAAGAGAAAACACACTCTCTTGGGTTGTCTATAATTTTTACTACTTTTGTTAAATCAGCCATATCTGGATCCTTTTACATGAGTAAAAGGCAGGGAGAATAACTCCCTGCCTAAAACCGCTAGCCATTAGCATAATCGACATTCATGCCAGTAATACGAATCCAAATCTTACCTGCTAAATAAGCGGCGTTTGTTGCAGTGCCTTGTACAAGGTACACATACTTTTTAGTCAGAGCCGCCATAACAGCACCAGAATCTACGGCGTTATAGTAACCTAGAGTAAGATCGCCGTTGTTCATCATCTGAGTACCAGAAGCAACCGCAGCACCAGAAGCAGTAGTTCCTGTAGCAGAAATGTCTACGTTAATGTCTGGGTCACCGCCTGTTGGTACTTCTACGCAACCAAACTCAAGAAGAATAGGAATACCATTAACTTCTTTAGTCAGCTCGGCAATGTAAGAGTTTGCATCGGTTCCATTGCCAATAATCCTATCAGCAGAAGCAGAACCATCAAAGCCGCCCTGAAGGTCAATAAGAATTGAGGTTACAATAGTGCCGCCAACCTTATTCACAAAAGTGTTAATGGAAGCATCAGGAATTCCAGAGCCGTGAGCGTTAGGGGCAATCCCGAAAATAGTAGCGCCAGTATCCAAACTAGCATTGTTTGCTCCAGCGGCAGTGGCTGTTCCTGAGAAGCCATTTGTGTCAACAACATTGTTGATGCCAGAAGTTGCAACAGTCTGAAGCTCAAACTGTTTTTGAGCTACAGTTCCAGTCGTAACATTTTTAGTAATTTGTTGAAAACCGTTTTCTGATCGTACGGGGCCGTTAAAAGTTGTAGTACCCATGTCAATCTCCTGTCTTGGGTGTGTCAGCCGAAGCTGTCAGGATAAAATGGGGAGAGGAAAACCTCTCCCCACAATTATTAGGCTGCGCCGCCAGTTCCGAAAACGCCACGCCAATCGGTGAAACCGAAGGAGTAACGCTCGCGAACTTTGTAGCGAACATTGCCAGTCTCAAAGTCACCTTCCATGCCCTTTTTAAGAGGAGAGCGTTGGAAATGCTTCAGTCCATCAGGGACATCAGTCGCAATAAAGAATGCGTCTGAATCCGTCAGACGACGCATTACGTGATAGCCCTTTGGCAAGTAGCCGCCAGCGCGTACCGCGTTAATGTCGTTATCCGCAGTTCCCGTACGAAGCTGAGACTCAAGCAACCGTTCTGCCGTGAAAGAGTAGGCAGTTGGGATAACCAGCATCTGACCCTGAGCGGCGACGCGAAGTCCACGCTCATCTTTCATGTCAGCAATCTGGATTAACATTTGCTCAAGTGAAGTCTCGGACAGGTCAGCCGCAGTCGCCAGTGCGTTTGACTGGCTACCCGTGCGGGTAACGTGGTCAGTCGCGCACAGGGTCTTGCCGTCGCCGCCCAATACACCGGAACCAGAGAAAGCGTTATTAAGGACATTCGCAGCCTTAATTTCTTTCGTGGAAGCCATCGAACGTGCGAGGGCCTTAGTGTAGCGAGAGGCGATTGAGCCATACTGTCCGTCTTCTTCGGCTTCTTCCGTAATTGAGAAGGCAAGGGCAATTGTCTCATGTTGATAGCGTGCCGTCCACTGCTGGGAAGCCGCATCATAAGAGATTGCCGAACCTTCATTTTTAACGGGAGCATTTCCAAAACCTTCTAAAAGCACATCTTCTTCGTAAGCTTTTTGAGAGGTGTTAGCAGAAAATACCGTTGCGTATTCCGCAGGGTATTGATCATACTCAAGACCGAAAAGAGTATTCAATCCAGGCTCAAGCATCTTAGCAAAGGCTGCTCTATTCATAGCCATTTTTCATACCCTCCTTTAAATGCCAGCGACATTTGTGCCGAGGAGGTGCTCGTTGATCGTGACCTCCATGACAGCATTTGCGCCGAATGAGTTCTCTGGTGCATCATATAGAGCGATAATTTTGCAGGAAGCGATCCCTGCGGCCATTGTCGCACTTAATTCAAAACCAGATTGCCCGGTTATTGTTGAGCCAGCACCCGCGACGACATCAGCGCAATTGCCGACGTTAGTCTGTGCGGGGGTGCCAGCAGATTGGACTCTAAATACAGTATATGGATCATCATATATGTACGCCACAATGTTTGTGGCTGTCGTCCCTGTCGGCCAGTATTGGCTATAAACGTAAGAACCATCACTAGCGGTATAAGAGACCCCAGCAAATACTCCAATGTTGTTGGCCTCAGTAGCAGTGTGAGGCGTCACAACGCCGCCTGAAGTAATAATGCAAAGGTCACCCATAAAGATGTTCTCAGCAAGTTCAGACGTAATAGTGTATTTGTTTGCACGAGGTGCATTACCACTCATGTGACGGATTGGGATAAACCCAAAAGCGGCATCAGCGTTTGCCATTTTTATTTCTCCATCGTTAAGTTGTTAGTCATCCATGATCGAGACATCCCGACCTTGGCTAGAAGTACTTTCCCTCTCCTGGTGGATTGGGATTCCCCCGTTTCTTCCTAATGCATCCAGCTCTCCAGGTATTGATTCATTCTGTTCGTCAGATTTGCCAAGAAAGTATTGTTTCATTGACCTGAAAGTTTCTTCCGGCATCTCACACAACAGCATTCCCTCAACGCCTATTGAACCTGCCCACTGCCCGTGATTGATAGTTGGGTATCTCTTATCATCAACTGAGTCTGCGGGGCGAGGATTCCATCCAGCACGCATACGCTTGTACACATTGTCTGGAGTATCTCTACCCTGAATCGAAGTAGCAACCCACCTCTGGACCATCCCATTACGAGGGGTAGGAGCATCCAAAAGTGATGGTGGTTTCCATGCAGCGACAGGACGAGCCTCCGCCTCACGGGATTTTTTACGAGATTCGCTCGCTCTAACGTTTCTTGCTTCAGCCATGATTAATTCCTATTCTGCTGGCGAATTTCGGCCTCATATTTTTTGAGACCTGACTCGTCAGTTATTCCAAGTTCTCTTGCCATCCGCAATTGATCGTTAGATAAACGAATCCTATTGCCTTTGTACGATGAAGTTCCACCCGCAGTCGGTGCTACTGGAGACCTGCTTTTTGACTTCTTCCTTGTAGGCTCACCGTCGGAGCTTATCTCAGGAAACATTTTTAGTAAACGATTATTAAGTTCCCCGTAATATTTATCGGATTCCTTGTCGTATCCCTCAAGGTCAAGCTGCACGTCTATTGATCGAGCGGCGGCGGTCTCTCGTTCAAATCCGTCCGAGTTAAACCACTTATTATTCTGCCACCAGCCCATTGCCTTCTTTGGTGTTTGAGCTGCCTGGGGTGCCCTCGCCGGGGCCTTGCGTTGAAAGGATTGCTGCTGCGCTTGCTGCGCCTTCTGCATCTCCGCAATTCTTGCTGAAGCTCTCATGTCGGCGAGTTGCTCCGTGAAGTTTAACTGGGCGGAGGTGTCCCCCTCCTCGACTGCCGTCTCAAAGGCCTTTCGAGTTTCAAGGTATCGCTGGTTAAAGGAAGTCTCCGCTTGCGCCTGGGCACTTTGCTGGTTCCCTCTTTCCAGCCTCTCAAGGCGAGCGCGAAGTTGGCTAGTCTCCTCCTGCTGAGTTCTAGCTAAAATTTCCGCCGACCGTCGCTGGTCAACAAGTTTTTTAATTCTTCGCTGAACTCTCTCCCCGTATTCTCCGTCGCTATCTTGTTCTTCCGGCTCCGGCTCGGAGGCCTCATTTTCTGGCTCCTTTTCCGGCTCTACAATTTCAATTTCAAAGTCTTCGTCAACTCCAGCTTTTCGCTGAGTGTCTTTAATTTCACTCTCGATCTGATCGAGGGTTTCATTTCTTTCTTCTTCGTCTTGCATGGTAGCGATCTCCAAGTTTTCGCTTATTGAATGTATGCCGCAATCTCTACGCCGTCAGGGATGACTGAAGTAATTTCGCCATCGTTCAGGATTAAGAGTTTGACGCCATTAATAATAACTTTTTGGCCAGCGTACTTGCCGTAAGTTACTCGGTCTCCAACCTTTGGAAACTGACCCCTCCACGCAGTGCCCGTGTCTCGGTCCCTGTAGGCTAGGTCACCCAAAGACAGCAGGACCCCATTTGCGGTTAGGTATTCCTCGTTGTCTTGAGCTTGAGACGGCAAGAAAATACCGCCGGATGTCTTAGTCTTAACTTGGCTTGCCTGAACTATAACTTTCCAGCCTATTGGCCTGGGCAAGTCGTCGCGACTAATTGTGGATTGCGTGTCGTCGTCAGTGTAAAGACTGACTACATTTTCATGTTGACGAGGCATGTTATTCGTCTCCTTCATCTAGTTTTTTCATCATTTCGTCGATAATTTCACAGGACTGCTCTAAGCCCTCCGCAACTCCGACATTTTTTTGGTACGCATAAAAATCGCTTATGCGGCCCTCAACCATTTCATTGGCTATTGTCAACTTCTGTTCTAGTAGCCTCTTCTTGATTGTCTTCAGCAGGTCCGTCACTGTCATTTTCTATTACTACCTTTCCGCTGACGCCCTGAACAAAAACTTCAACGTTTTTTTCGTTATCCATTTAGTATTTTTTCCTTTTCTTCACTGTCTTCTTCATGGGTTTCTTCTTCATGGGTTTCTTCTTCATTGTCTTGCCTCCTTTCATAATTAATGACGGAAACGAAGCTCTATTCATCACCTCGGCCCCCCTCCTATTAAAGTGTTATCAAAGCCACCAAAAAGGCCAGTCTCTACGGGACCAAGGTCAGTCTCTACGGGACCAAGGCTAGTGTTGGTTTGATCGTCTTTATTGTAAAAGTCAGCGAGGTAATCTCCCGCCTCGATCTCCGCCAGTAAGTCGGCGTAAGCCACCTGCCCTTTAGGGTCAAACGCCACGCTTGGGTCATTTTGTGAGACGACTGTCGGAGCAAGGGTACCGGCGATATCTTGGCCAACTTGATGAAGTGCATCGTTAAAAGGACTAGAAGGGCTATTAAAAATGTTGCCAGCAATGCTATTCCCAGTAAATGCCCCAGTCGCAATTTGTGCTATCATCCCCACAGGGTGCATCCCAATGGCCATGTCTACCATACTGGAGATTGGATTGTTGGCCAAACCCTTGAGAGAGTTGTAAATAAAGTTTCCCATTTGGCTAAAGAAACCCGTTTCATAGCCCACTGCTACACCATCTTCATTGAGCGTGGGGCTAAAATCAAGACCCTGTTCCTCACCATATGTGGACATTTGATCGGGGTTGGAGCCGTATGAACTGAGGAAGCCACCAAAGCCAAATATCCCAGGCTCTTGGTCTATGGCAAAGTCAGGGCTATCCTCTTGACCGACATCTTCGGACATGCCTAAAGTGTCAACGCCTGTGAAGTCGCCGTCATCATCATCTTCACCAACCGACGACGCACTTGTGCCGTCGGCGTTGTCTCCTCCGACGCCGCCTTCAGCGGAGCCAGCCTCTCCGTCGTCTTCAAACTCCATCAGGCCAGTGGTTGGGTTAATGCTGCCTCCGCCCTTAGTAATGGCGTCAAGCAGGGCGACTTCCCTGGCGTTTAAGTGAGCCAGGTATTCGTCGGAGCCACGGCCAGTGTCTGGCCCCAGGGGACGCAACTGCTCCTCAAGGGGCTGCGTGCCGTCCGCGTTGGCCTCAAACTTTTCTATTATTCCTCTTCGGGGAGGCTCACTATAAAGTAGCGGGACCTGCCGGAAAGCTCCGAATGACTGCGTCGCATCTCTCATTGTTTTTGTCCCTCCTGGGGAGCTGTAAAGTAGTCAGGGAATTCAGGCATTACCGCCACTCCGGCGCCACTCAGAGCCACGCCCCCCGCCATTGCCTTCTTCATTTCAGGTGTTATTTTCATTGACCAGACTTCCTGCGCTTCCCCTGTTCTAATACCCTCTGCCTCGGCAGCCCGCATATCGCCGCCTCCAGCAGTAAACTCATCAAGGGCTTTTTTGTCGTAGGCTTCGGCTGTCCACATTGGCTTAACCTCAACCTTCGCGCCGTACTTCTTGCCGAATGTATTAGCAGTATTGACCATCATTTTGTCGTAGAAGGATTTCATGCCTTCGCCGCCGATAGATAAATCATCCCCCGTCAAAACCTTTAAGTCAGGGCGCAACGGTCTTTCTCCAAAGCCGCCAGTGTCTTTCTCAATTTTCCCGGCTATATCTTTGCCATATAAATCCTGTATTTCATCAAGCGTAACTCCATCAACGTCATGGACAACACTGCCGCCTTTCTCAGCCGCCACGTTATATGTGCCATCCCCTACAGGCTCGTATGTTACTTCATCCACGTTGCGCCGTAGTGTTTCTTCATATCTGTCTATCTGAGTTTTCCCCTTCGTCCAAGCTATCCGGTCATGTCCTTGGTCTACAGCTTCTTTGACAGTGCGACGGAAGGCTAGGCCCTGCCATTTGTCTGTGGCTTTGTAGGGTGCGTCGGGGACGGCTCCGCTTTCCATTACTTCATATAAGCGACCTTGCAGCATATTTATTTCGCCGCCCAATGCGTTCCCGCCAGCAATGTCGCCTTGCGCTTCTAACTCACGCCTTTGCGCCATTAATCCATTACGCTTTTCTAGCAAATATTGTTTGTCCTCATGCTCCACACCTGTCTTATACCCCTGATTCCGCCCCGCCTGATGCCAATCGCTCTGTATCTCCTCAATGAACAGCGTCTTGTCGCCGTCTATATTACGGGTGTTATAACGGGCATGGGCTAGGATGTTGGGTTCGTCGTAGTGTGACGAATTATATTGCGTTGTATCTTTCGGAGGGTGCTGGCGTTGATATTCAGCGGCATGAATAGCTCTATCAGAAGGATCGTATCCTTTGGCTTTCATCCAATCCGAAAAGTCGGGCGCGTTATCAGCTTTTGTCGGCAACGTCATCAGCAATTCGCGGTAGTCTTCGCCTCCAGGGAGGGTTGTCTGTGCGCCACCGTATTTTGGCCCGCCTACCTCGCTTGCGTTCGCCCTCCAATATTGCAGCCTACTATCAAAGTCATCATTCATTAGACTTTGGGTGCCCGTATACCCTGTAGAATCCAAGCCTTCCGTTAATGCCGTGCGGTTAGCCATGTTTGGTTCTAATCGGTAAGCCTCAACTAGTGGGTCTAAAAATTCCGTATTCTGGTAAAGCGCGTAATCATTATCGACAATTAACTCAATTTCATCTGCGTGGTCACTAACAGCCCTACGGTAAACCTGTTCAGCAGAGGCTCCGCCTCCCTTATAAACATCATTAATCTGCAAAGGATTGGCGTTGTATTGATCCAGCAAGCCCGTCTTGGTCACTGGCTGCCCTTGGTCAATCATGCCTTGGACGCCTGTATATTCTAACTCGTCTTTGCCTACACCGCCGGGAAACTTTTTAAAGAAACCCTCCGCCTGGGCCGCTTGCATCTTCTCTTGCGGCAACGCCTTAATGGCTGGCTCAAGCCTGGAGCGGTAAATGTTGGACAGTGCGCCGTACACTTCCTTCGCTGCTTTTCCTAGTGCCGCCATTGCCAGGCCCTGCCTTTGCTTGTAATTCAGAAAACTATATATTAGTGCGATCGTATCAGAAAGAAAAATTAATCCTGAAATTCCATATCCAGGGGCTGCTCTTCCGAAGGAAATGCTTCTGAGGCCAACGCCCCGCCCGCAGCGAGGGGCACCGCCAGAGGTTTGACGCGAGTGGCAAAGTCTTTGAATACCTGGTCCTCCGTCACGCCTCGCTCCACCGCTCTCTTTTTAACAATAGAGTTAAATATTTCGTCGAATGTAAATTGAGACCCCTTGGCAACTCCAGTGTCTTGAGCCGCGCCCATCCAGAATGATGCCTGGAGTTGAGGGCCTGTCATGTCCTGAGAATTCGCCAAGTTATTTACAAACTTTTCAAATGACGCATACTCATTGTCTTTGGGCATGTCGTCCCACATCCACGCCTTTTCCTCCCCCCTGAGAAAGTCCATCATCCCCGGTATTGGCCTTTTGCCTGGCTTGTTCTTTTGCTTCTTAGACCCCAAGACCGCAGCCTTAGCGTTAAAGTTGTACGCTGGCTTCCCGTTGACCATTCTCTTTGTCAAAAATTTATCTACGCTGCCTCCGAATTGGTCCTTTAGCTTGGATATATTCTCCGCCGACATCTCCGCGCCTCCATGAAGGAACGCCGGATCGTCGCTCATTTTTGCCATCAGCCTCATAAAGTGCTTGTCCGCAGCTATATTGTTCAGGCTGCCTTTTAGGCTCTGAGCGAAGCCGCGAGGCTTAGGGTTTAGCCTTTGGTCCGCCGTGGCTCCCCACTCGTCAGCATAATAATTGCCTACGTTCTTGGCTTGGTTGCGCTGCATCTTGTGCCCGAAACCAGAGCCTTTTTTAGGGAGTAAATCCCCCGACAGAAGTTCGTCCGTCTTGAGGGTTAAAGCTCCAAGTCCACTGTTATGCCCCGGTTTATTTTGAGAAAAATAATAACTTGCATTCCGAAGGTTTGGCTCAACTTTTGACCCGGTGGAAGTCGCGCCAATCAAGTCCATATATTCCTCCCATGCGGAGTGGCCTTCCGCCTCGCCTAGCACCGAAATAAACTTCGACCTAACTCCTTCAGTGTCGTACCACTTACGGCCAACGTCCTCACCTTTGCGGACAATTCTCAGCATGTCCTCGGCCAGTTCCGGGCTACTCTCATATTTCTCTATTAAGTTCTGGAACCGCGTAGACGCCCCCTTTGGAGCTGCGTATCTAAGCAAGCTGTAGTTTGTCCTGTCTGGGGCGGCCCCCCTGGGAAGGGCGCCAAAGCCCGTGGAATCGCTTTTGTTTGTTAACGACCCCAGGAAGCCCTTCGCCGCTCTTGTTAGTCCCGCCATTACTCTTGACCTCCACTTGTGTTGTATCCCAGAAGCCCTAACGCGGCGGGAATGGAAAACATTTGTTTGTCAAACTTCCTGATCTTTTTTGCCCGGTCCTCCGGGCTAGAATACTTTACAACATCAGTAATTCCAGACCTTGCGAGGGCTTCAGTAACTTGCGTCGAGACGTTTTCCGGGACTAGTGCCCCCTCAAACTCGCCCAGGGGGACGGCCCTCTGGGGCTTACCCTCAAAGTATTCAGTGGGGGCCTCAGAAAGTTTTTTAAGGAACTTGTCCACCTTGCTCACGACACTGTCCGGGACACTGTCATAATACTCGTCCAGCGTCCTCCTGGTGCCATATGTCGGTATTTCCGAAAGTCTCGACTGGACTACGTCATACCCAATGCGGTGCTCGGGGAGCTTGTCGTACTGCGCCAAGTTGGCAGCCAACTCAAAAAACTCATTGCTAAGGTCCTCCTTTTCAACTTCCATGTCGCCCCTGGACACAATCATGCTGCGCCTATCCTTTATTGCGGACTTGCTCTTGAGCTTGGGGGTGACAGTTGCCCGTAAGGCACCAAGCCCAAAATTCATACCCTCTCCGTCCCTCAAGTTGCCCTTCATTGCCCGGACTAAATTTTTTATAGTGTGGGGGGCGTACTTACTGTTGCCGTTCCTGTCGTAACCCGTAAATATTCTTTCTTTAGGCTCCACGCCTATTTTGTCAGGAAGCTCGTCAATCCAAGACTTAAATCCATCTCTATCTTGCTCAATAAGCTCGTCAACTTTTCTACGCCATTGAAGGCTGCCATTTTCCCTAGTATTGTAATCATTAACGTCGGGCATCGTGCCCTTTTCATGCAAGTATTTAGACTTTGCCAAGTCATGGTTTTCCATGCCCTTCAAGCCGTATCTGCTTAACTCGCCATCCAAGTCGCCGCCATACGCATAATGGTTGCCCACGCTATCTTTTGGGGTTTCCCATGAATGCTTTTTACCGAACGGCTCCGCGAAGAATTGACTTATTTTGTCGGAGTCTTTACTTGAGAATTTAGTTTCGACAGTGGGGTATCTTGGCGTGAAAGCGTCAGACGCAAAAATAGGGTTCCCACCCTTTGGAGTAGTAAGGCTATCGCCAGCAATTAATGAAATGTCTCCAAAGTTTGACATTGGAGAGCCTGTCTTTGTGATCCCGATTGACGGGACGGGGAGGGCGCCCAGTCTTTCCGCGTGAAGTAAATTATCCGGGCTTAGGTTGTGCAGCCCTATCAACTCCTCGCCCACGGGAACATTTTTTACTGGGCCAATCCCAGTAAGATCACCCAAAGCCCCGACGGGTTCGTCGAGAGACCCCAGCACCCCCTTAATAAGTTTTTTAGCGGCGGCCACTGCTAGGCACCTCATTTATTGCGCGTCGGGATGCGTCCTCCTGCGTCCTCAAGAGACTGTACTCTCTGGACTGCTTCGTAGGGAAACTGGGCGGTGACTGCGCGGGGCTTAAAAACCTATCGACGCTTTTGTTTATTTTGTCTTCATACTCAGGGCCAATGCCGGACTTCATGTCGAGCCGGTTGTTTTTAATTGCCAGGTCTCTCTTTCCGGCCAGAGACCTAAAGAAAGTCTTGAGTGGGCGCGTCGCCAGCGCAGCAAAGGGGATCATTTCCAGGGCGCCAAGTGCGCCCTCCCCTACCGCCAAGGCGGCGGCGCCGGGTGTTCTTGAGTTTTCCCAGGCCCGCAAGGCGTCGTCCATTGTCAAAAGTCCTCCGTACGGAGTTAATTCTGCAACGCCAATTCCAAAAATAGGGGCGGAGGTTCCACCTATAAATTTCTCCGCCGTGGCGCGTGCCCTATCCCTGCTCAACCCGAAGTTTTCTAATTTTTCAGTGGCGACATCGGCGTGGCGCTGGCGCATTGTCGGCTCCACACTCGTAAGGCTAGGGGAGGACAACTGTCTGTAAAGTTTGGCCTGGTAGTTTTTAGCCGCGTTTGGGTCATATTTTAGTCCTGTCCCGGCTTCGTTAATGGCGAAGGTGTCGTCAGCCTCCTGCTGCCGTCTAAATTGCTCAAGGGCGAGCGCGTCGTCAGCCATTAGAAGTCAACCTTTATGTTTCCATACACTGAGTAGTCGTCCGTGTCTGGGTTATAATTCCCGCGTATGCCAAGCCCGTTAGGGGTATTAAAATACGCATTTATGTCGTTCGTTCCTGGGTTGTAATTCCCGCGTATGCCAAACCCGTCGGGAGAGTTATAGTACGCATTTATGTCGTGTGCATCGACGCCACGAGTGCCATATTTTATTTTGGGAAGTGCGCCAAGGTTTTGAAGCTCACTCGGGAATTCCAGCATCCCCTTGGAATAGTTTCCCTTCACGCCAGCACCAAAGTTGTGCCCTCCTGGCGTGTAGGCGTCCAAGCCAACCTCCCCGGAGGCGTTTAACCGGTTATGCAAAATATCAACATATCCGTCGGGTAGTTTTGTTGGATTTCTAGACATCGACCCGGAGCCTTCCAAGGAAAGCCTTGGAATAATTCCGGCCCCGCCAATGTTAAAACTTGCGGCGGGATTAAGTTTTTTGCCTAAGCTCCGAAGGAAGTCGTTTCCGTCCATTAGACTTCACCTGCGGATAATTCTCGTGCGAGAATGCTTAAAGTTTCCTGGAACCCTTTGTCTAGTTCCTTCGCGGCTTTGGCAAATTTCTTTGGGCTGATGTCCTTAGAGGTTAGCCCCCTGCGCTCAAGGAAACTTTTAGCTGCGCGTATTTCGGCGTTTGCTACTTTTTTAATCGAGGTCTTCGACATTGCCATTACCTATCATAAACTTACCACGCCCTGCACGACCAATATCGTGCCTTTGTCTTTGGCCCAGGGGATTCGCAATTATGTCGAGCGCGAAAACTTTTCCGGTTGGCGGGCTGAGACTTTTTAATCTTCATGTTTGGGTCTCCAAACGTGACGCGCCTCACCGTGTCGCCGTCCATAACGTAGACGACGGACTTCTTCTTTCCGTGGCTGGTCTCGCCCTTCGCAATGCGGCGGGGCTTGTTTAGGGAGACCTTGCGTCCTTTGTATGAAGCCAAATTAATCACCTATTTTAACAAACTAATGGTAAGAAAATATATCCTAGTGCGTCTAATAAGTATGAACAAAACAAAAATAGTTAACTGTAAGGTGCCAGCGTTAGCGGTTCCAAGCTTTGAAGAAAAATTTCCCAACTGGTCAGGCATCGACGACAAAGATTTTATGCTGGCAGTAAAGTCAATTTTTACAGATGCTGAGTTCAGTCTCCTTAAAAAACATTTAAAGTCTAAGTAAGCAATTTGGCAACTAGGCTTTAGGGCTTAGTTGCCTGTTGCACGGGCAGACTTACCGGGTGTTTGCTTTTGGAATTATTATTTCTTGATCATCTTTTTAGCTGTGGCAGACAAGTCCTTCCGGTGGACTAGATACTTGCTGGAGGAAGAGTGCGTCTTGCCGGACATGACTTTACCCTTGGCGTCTTTATGGGTAGCACCCTTATGCTCTTTGCCGTTCTTAAAATAATGCTTTACACCTTTTGCCATATTGCTATATCACTCCTCTTTCCTTCAAGACGAAGCCAGCCACGCCGCCGACAATGCCGACAATAATAATGACTGGGTGCCCAAGTAAAGCGCCGACGCCGACGACTACGGCGCCCGCAGCGGCGTAGCTTGAAGGCTCCTTCATGCGATCTAAAATATATTTCATTTCTTTTTCCTTTTCTGTTTTTTCTCAATGCGTTTAAAAATGCCCTTGGCTGGGGCACCCTTGTCTCCGCGTTTACGCATTTTCTCGCCAGAGCCAGCGGCTATCCGTTTTTTCTTCGCGGCAATATTTGCGTAAAGTCCGGGGCGTTTTGCCATCACTTCTTTCCTTTATATCCAGAGGCTCGAATTGCCTTACCTTGACGATCGGCTGCGGCCTTGGTTTTGTAAACCTTTCCGGCCTTGCCCCACTTATACCCTCCCTTGACCTTTCGGACGGGCATCAATATCGATCTTTTATTTCTGGTCCGCCGTGCCCAAGAATTTGGTCCATCATTGAGCGCATGTCGTCGCCGCCGTCGTGCATCTTGATGATTTTGACTTTCATCTCGGGGGGTTCATCTTCGTACTCCTCGTCATCGTCGCCAATGCCATACTTTATTTGATAGCACAGCATGAGGAAATTTACGAGTTGATCGTCCGTCAGGCTTAGGCCGTCACTGTCGTGGGCAAAGCCCATCTGCTCCATAAAAAGTTCGCCAGCCTCTTCAATATTCTCAACGTCCACGGTTGCCATTATCGCCGTCCTCCGGTTTGCTGTTGAATCATTTGCATTTCTTCTGGGGTCATCGCCGCCGGGGTCTGCTGGCGCATCATTTCGTCTTGGGTCATCGCCGCTCCGGTCTGCTGACGCATCATTTCGTCCCGGACTTTGGAAGAGCCAGTGGGACCGCCGGGGGTCATCCGTCCCCGGATCGCTTCAACCTGTTGCCTAAGATATTCTTCTTTGCCCTTCTGCGTTGACATGTCTACACCTGGCTGCTGACGCATCATTTCTTCTGGGGGCATAGCCGCCCCTGCCTGTTGTTGCTGTGGCAAAGCACCAAAATTCTGAGGCTCCACGGGGGTAGCTTCTTGACTAGCCGAAGGGTCCCCATATTGGAGTTTAAAAATCTCGCTTATTGTGTCCAGTTGCTCGCGGGTAAACTCAGCCATCAATTTGTATCTCCATAATTTTCTTTTCTCTTTCAAGCTGCAACTCAGCCTCAAGTTTCCTGACCTTACCCTCAAGGTCAGCGTTTACCTTGGCCATTGCAATCTGCATGTCGTTCTTTGCCTTGGCCTTGTCAATTTCAATGTCAGTCTTCGCCTTGGCTTGCGTCGCCTGGATGTCAGCTTGCGTTCGAGCCTTCAGAGCTTCAGTTTCTAACTGCGCCAATTGCTGCGCGTATTGCATGGGGCTTTCGCCACTCTTTGGACCCATCAGGCCGCGAATTTCTTGCATCACCGGAGCTTGCTGGACGACTTGAGCCGCACGCTGGCTAATTGTCAAGTCAAGCTGCGGGTCAATCTCAGCAAACTGGAATTTTGGCTTTCTCAAGTCTGGGAGTTCAGGCAGTGCCACGCCAATGCTCGCTTGCATCTTGCTTCTGTATAGTAGAGCGACGTGCTCGGCGACGTGAGCAATAAGAATTGGCTGAATTGCTTTAACCATTGGCGAGCCGCCAAGTGACGGGTCAGAAAGAAATTGCGTGTGAACGGCAATGTGCGATTCGTGATCCTGGTCAGGAAAGGCCTTTATTGGTCTGCCATACAACACCGACATATTCTCGTCTATAGGGTCAGTTCTGATGGCCTCCTCGGGCTTCTCCAAAATTTCGTCGATGTTTGGAACCCTGATTGCTTCATACATTCTTTTGTACGCTTCGTACTTGTCGTGCAATTCTGGTGCTGAATTCGCCATCTGCAAAATTGCTTGAGCCTGGGCAATTCTCTGCGCCGTCGAAAAAATATTTGGGTCAGAGACGGGGACCACGTCGATCCTGTCGTTGAAGTCCGCAGCCTTTATTGTCTGGCTTGCGCCCGTCACTGCAAAGTCAAATTCGTCCGGTAAATTTTCAGCGTTGAGCCTGGCCAAAAGTTTGAACTCTTGACCCTGCGCGTAGTGAAGGCGCTTGTGGATTGCGGAGAACGACTTGCTGCCCTGCTCAATTAGGGCGACAGTCGATCCGACTGGGGCGTTGGGATTTACGTCGCCGACATTTAAGTCAGCCGTCGAGGCGAACCTCTGACCAATTTCCGCCATGTATCCAAGCAACTGAAATAGGACGCCGGACGGCTCCTTAAATGGCAGCGGCATTACCGCCTTTTTAACGTCGTCAACCGTCGCGTCCAAGTCAATGAACTCGCCGGGGTTTACGTCAATCTCGCCGCCGGAAACTCGGCCCTTCAGCTTGAAGCCGCCCTGCATATTTGCGAAGGCAGCCGAATCTAGTAGAGCGCGGAGTGAGCCGGTGGAAGCCTTTCCCAGGCCGCCAATGATGTGGTACAGGCCGAAGCCATAAAATCCAAGTCCGGGCAGGAATTTGTAACTTACAAACCAGTCGCGCCTTAATTTTTTCTCGTCGTCCTGGCGCCAGTTGCGTCGGACGCTGACAATTTTTTCTGCGTCGTAGTCGATTGTGATGACGTACGGAAGGGCAACCAAGTTCTCCGCCTCAAGATCGTCGGCGCCGTCCACCCCGTCAAAACTTTGGTAGACGTGCATCTCCAGTAAGTTCATCACTTCGTCTTCTGCTTCGTCGCCGTACGCATCGACGCCTTCGATTTCCGACGACACGTCCTCCGATATCTCGCCGCCGTCGCCGACGTATTCCGACGGCAAGTACCATCCTGCGTCAACGTATCGGTTGTAATCGTTTTTTGGTATCCGAATGAGCTGAGTGTACCTCGGCGAGGTATACAAGTCCTTACTCTCCGGCGCGACAACAAAGTCTTCAGCCTTTACGAACTGAGAGCACTGGCGTTGGAGGTTGGCGTCCCACCAAACTTTCTTAAAAGTCTGACCGACCAAGGGTAAGTGAAACAGCATTTGGTCAAGGTCAGGAAAATATTCAGGCATCTCCTGAGTAATTTGGTAGTTCATAAAGTCTCGGACGCGCCGAGCCTGATCTTCAGTCTCTTCGTCCGACTCTCCAATTATCGTAGTTTTAACTGGGCCACCCGCCGGGTAAAGCTCCGCAATTGCTCTGGCGTTAAACTGCGTCGCAGCCTCCGCAATTAGTGGGTGGACGACAACTGAAAGTCCGCGACTTGCGCGGGCATCTTCAGCTTCGTTCATGCCGCCGTCGGGGTCCAAAGTTTTAAGCCCGTTTTTATATCGTTCCTCCCATTCAGAGCGCGACGACTTGTCGGACATGTAGTTGCCAATTAGTGAGGACGCCGTGGCGTCCAATTCCTTCACGTCAATTATTTCGGCCAAGTTTGAGTCGAACTCGTTGTCCTCCTCCTTCTCGACATCGTCAGTGCTGGGGTCACCAATTAAGACCTCGTCATCTCCGAAGGCCTCAACTTCAAGATCGTCGAGTGGTCCTGCCTCAGAAAATGGGACGTCGGAAACGGGAACTGGAGACCTAGCCATATAAACTTATCCTTCTTTTCGGCTCAACGTCGTCATCCTCCAAGTCGTCTTGGGAATGCGTCACGAACCAACCTTTTCTAAGCCTGAGCCAGGCTTGAGTGCAGGTATCAACAATGTCGTCGTTGTCGCCCGCCGGGAAGGCCGCGCAAATGTCAATTAAGTTTTTAGCCCATATTTTTGTGGAAGGAAACCAAATTCTTCCATCTTCCAATAATGCGGAGCTGGCGTGGGCACGCGCCTCCTTGTCTCGATCAGGGGAATACTCAAGAACTGGAATGCCAGCCATCCGCAAATCTTGCAATAAACTTTGACCTGAGGCCTTCTTTTCAATCAGTACAGCGTCAGGTTCATATTCGTAATAGGATTCCTGAGCTATGCGGCGTAACTCCGGGTATGTAACACGGTCATACCACATGTCCAAAACTATGGCATTTATTTGTCCATCTTTTCGGAACACGCCCCACGTCGTTCGCGCCGAATAAGAGCTTTTTTCTTTTGTGCTGAATGCTGTGTCCCAGGATTGAATGACGTATTCAATGTCGGGCAGTGCCTCCTTTTCCCAGGGGACCCACCACTCCGCTCTTAAAATTCCACCGCCCTTCGGCATTGGCCTCTGCTGTAGTTGGCCAGCGGCGGCGTAACTTCCCAAAGACTTTTCTAAACTACCTAGCGTCTTAGAGTCTACCCTTTCCGGCCAGAGAAGTTCATTTTCTTCAGTCCTCGGGTCAGTGAAAAATAGACTAGACTTTACTGGCGTTGGGTGGCCGATTTCATATCTGGCAGGTAGGCATAGGTGATCCCAGTCCTCGTGTTCATTTGCCAGAATGTGTCCAGTCAAATCATTCTCGTGAACTCGCTGCATGATAATTATGAAGGCGCCCGTCTTGGGATCATTCAGACGGGACTGCATTGCCTGGTCCCACCACTCAAGAACTCCCTGTCTAACAGTTGACGAGTCAGCTTCACGGACATTGTGTGGATCATCAATGACAATGATGTCTCCACCCTCGCCGGTTAAAGCTCCGTCAACTGAAGTTGCTATTCTCTGGCCAGTCTTGTCGTTTTCAAACCGTTGCTTCTGGTTCTGGTCACCCGTCAAAACAAAGCCATCGCCAAAATGTTCTTTATACCACTTACTTTCGACTAGGCGGCGGCACTTAACCGAATCACGTATTGAAAGAGACGACGCATATGAAGCAAACAAAAATTTCTTGGCGGGTTGGATTGTCCACGTCCACGCAGGGAGGGCGACGGCGACTGAAATTGATTTCATATGTCGGGGCGGAATGTTGATGATTAGTCGTTTGATGTCGCCCTCAACAACAGCTTGCAAATGATCCGAAATTGCGTCGATGTGCCAGTTGTCAATAAAATTTGAGGCTGGCTCAATTGTCGGCCAGCAGCTCTTGGTAAACTCCTTCAACGACCTCCTCATCTTCTCCGCCCTCACCTCCGTCAATGACACAGTGCTCAATAACTCGTTCAATTGCGTTGAGGTCATTATCATTCAACCTGGATATATCCAGGACCTTCTTTGTTTCAATTTGCGCGTTAATCTCAACAGACTTTAAGTCTGGGACACACTTCCCCAGTAAAGTTTTTGCAGCCATGACCCGCAGCTCGGGGTCAGCGGAAATATTCCCAGCTTTTTGAACTACGCCGTCTACGTCCTTTGAGTACACCTGGAAAATTTCTTTTCCAGCCATCACGGCAGCCAGAAATCCCACTGGGTCCGCCTGTCCCATAATCCAGCCTATCGTCGCCGGATGGTTCCACTTATATCTTTTGGAATTCCTGCTGCTGGATGGATCGACGGACTTAAATCTTCCGTCCCAGCCGGATGGCTTTTCTTTGCGCCTCAAAGGAGATTCTGGATTAAATCGTGGTCCGTTGTGGACAGGGCGTTTAACTGTGACGCCTGGGTCTTCTTTTTTCGGGTGCTTTCGGGGGCGCCCAGGTTTTCGTTTTGCTTCGTCTTTTCCCATAACTTTTCGACCTTTTTACAGTAGGTAACTGACAATAACTTTTGCAGTATGACTGGTTTTAAACAAAAAGAAACCCTCCGAAGAGGGTTCAAGTTTTTGGGAGGGGATCGGTGATGTCTCACCAAGTCCCACGCCTTACATCATAATCAATAAAAACGCAAGGGCCGGTCTCCCAAGTCCGGTCCTCATAGTACACCGCCTGGCCGCATCCAGACATGAATTCAATTCCAAGAGCCGAAATAAAAAATCCAAAACAAATTACTGCAATTATTTTCATTTTCTTTCCTTAAATTTTACGTCCGTGAATTTACGTCCTGCCAAAAGAATTTCCCAAGTTTCTAAGGGTTGCACCAGCTTCATCTCCCGGATGATACGGCGGGATTTTCGTCGTCTCTTGTTGATCTCTTTCTTTGCCGCATCGCTGATGTGTGGAGACCTCGCCGCAGCATCCAAGTCGCCGGATGTGTAGTCAGATAATTTATGCTTCAACTTTCGTCTCCAGGTTCTCTGTCGATGTGAGGCCAGCCAACGTAGACGACATTGTCAACGGCGTACGTCGGAACACCAAATTTATGCAGTGAGCGAACCGCCTCCAAAAACCCAAGTTGATAGTTGCTTTCGGGGGGGTCAATACTAAAAGATTCTAGGGCCTCCGCCAAAGAAAATTTGTTTGAGCTGTATTCTTCGACAGCATTTTTGTATCCTTCGACAAAATTACTCATTGTCCAGCTCCTCCGCTTTTTTCAGATCATCCGCTGGAATTTCACCGGCGTATTTGCGTTGAAGTTTTTGAACTTCGGTTAGTGGATAAAAGCGCTTATTCAGCGCATTCAAAATTGCTTTTGGTAAGACAGTCATCGTCACACCTCCAAGGAGGTGGAGTTGAAACCGGAAATTTTTAGTTCCGAAATCGCATCCCTGCGGCTAATTCGATA